TCTATTGCATCGTATGCACTCATGGCATACTCGCATATTTCGTATTTCTTTTGTGCTAAGTCGTGATAACCGACTGTGTAATGTCGCTGTTGAGTCAGGGGCATGATTGTTTCAATCCCATACTATACTCTAATTATAAGCCATCAATCCTCTGTAGGAAGGTTGAGTATGAATACCCACACAATCGCTAACATCATGATTGAAAACAACCTTATATTTTCACCATTAACTACAATCATATCCTTGGTATATAACTCTTATACTTCTCAACCTGTGGTATTACATCATGCTCTACCCTCTCTACAATCCTGTCTACAATACTTACATCCAAATCCATAAAGGGTGGAATGATACCAAGTATCCTTAACAACCCATCAACAAAAAGAGCAAGACATGTGAATCCAAGGATCATGCTAATGATAGTGGCATCTCTGTTATGCTTACGCATGGATGCTTCATCAATAGCACGTGCTTCTGCTAAGGCATCAGCGATCATCTGATCTACTTCATCCTTAGTATAAAAGTTACCTAGTATAGGTATGTCGTGCTTGTCCATGTTGCTTATAGTATGCTTTATAGTAGGAGACGAGACCATTTGTAGTTACCTGTTGTTCGCACCAATCGTCAGCACATCTATAGATAGCTAGATTGTTTTTCTCACCACCAAATTCCTTAAGCAATATTAACAATGCTCTTTCTCTCAACTTCAATTTTTCTTCTGTGAGTTCAGTCATTGATAGCACAGTACCCTTGTTCACATAGTTTCTCCAATTTTTCTATTAGATGTGTGTACTCATCCCACATGTACTCAGATCCCGTTTGATCTTTGTATGTGTTACAAGCAGTAATGAGACGGGCTACGTCTCCCTCGTTTAATCTCATAGCGTTCATAGCGTTACAATATAATTATAACGATCCTGTCAAGTAGTCTAACAGAAATGTCAGGATTTGTCAATCTGATAAAGTAAGATTCATAGACATTATATATCTTCCTAAGCTGCTATTACATCTTTCTGTTCTATGAGTTAACCATCCTGGAAACAATAATATATCATTAGTTTGAACTTCTATGAATGTCCAATCACCTTGAGCACCGCTATTTTCATACTCTAAATGGTATGCATCTTCAACAGGCTCACCAAGCTTATACATGTGCATTGGATTTTTAATCATGAACCTTCCACTTGCAGGAGGTACATTCAAATAACATGATATAGCAATAACTGTTCCATGATGAACATGGTCTGATGTCCATCCACCCATGTTATGAACATTTATCCAAGAGTTTGAAATTTTTTTAGACCATCCCTTCCTAATTTGCCATTCGTTAAGAACCTCTGGTATATGATTAGATAATTCTTTACGAAAATCTTCAAACTCTGGCCACAAATGCGGATGCTGTTCATCCATGACAATACTTGAGATTCCACCATCCCTTTCGGGTGTGTGTATATCAAATTTATCTATCTTCTCTTTAGATTTCTGTAGATAGTCATCTACTTTATCTTTAAATTGATCAAATTTAAAATCGTATTTAAAATTGTATATTATAGGAAAAGGATTCAAAAACATAATAAAAATAATTTAACGTTTACCACCACCCATTTGTTTGAGCATCTTTTGTAGTTCTGCTGTGCTACCTACAAACATAGCATTGTTTGTTACACTCTTTGGACCTCTCTTCTCTTCATCTAGATCTTTAACTTTCTTCTGTAGATCCATGAGTTTATCAGTCATGTCTGCTACCTGCTTCATGGCGTTTGTAGCGACCTCAAATGCTCTTGGATGCCCTGACTCCTGTGCGACCTCTAAGGCATCTCTAACTGCCTCCTGACCCTGATCTATGAGTGAGTATAGTTGTCCTCTAGTATACTCATAGTCCTTCTCTCTATCTTCAGTAACATCTCTAATCTGATCTTTTCGTTTAGCACATCCACCTTCAGGTGTATCAGATACTTCAACATTAAGAAGTTCTTCCATATTATTTTCTAGACTATTCATAAGAAATTCATTCCTTCATTAAATCCAAAGTCATCATCAGCAGTTACTAATAGATCATCTGCTGCATCAACCTGACCATCCTGATTGATATCAGTCTTCGCTTTAGGTGTATATGTTAATTCAACATGACGTTTATTGACATTCTTATCACCAACAGTCTGAATAATTTTAGACTTACGAATAACATCTGCCTTGGTGTAAGGACCATAGATGTAAGACTTAGCAGTGAATCCCATTGAATATACTATACTACGTCTTGTAGTAAAGTCATCTTCCCAATCATCTTCAAAATTTACACTGTTTAATACAACAGCAACATCTCTAGTCTCATCCATATCAGGAATAAACTTAATACTCATATTAAATGATGGTTGAAAATATGGTAATATCTGTTCTAATATTTGTAACCCATCATCCTGTGATTTACATAGTATACCAACTTCAAATGAAACATTATATGGTACAGGTACATACTGAGTTCTTACTTGCTTTGCATTAGATTCACTACCTTCAGCAGGTATAACTGCTTTAGTTTTTACTACAGCAGAAGTTTTTCTACCAGCATCATAATCAATACCTGTCATCTCAAAGTAAATCCTTGGCATAGTAATTGCTACCTTCTTACCATCAACGGGATTCCCTTGAAGTCTATACAAAAACTTTTGCTTTGGACCATATGCTAGAGGAACTTTCTCAACCTCAAGTACTTGTCCATCAACAGTCTTCTTCAATTCAATATTATTGAAAAGAGTACCAAATGCTATAACAGTTTTTCTTACTGCTTGATTATAAAATTGTGTTCCTAACATCAGAAGCTACCTGTATAATTACCAAATTCACCAAAGGCGTTTTCCTCACCCCAATCTATTATATCATCCGCACCTTCTTCTATGGAAGCATTTTGATCCCACTCAGTGCTTTCATTATCAATAGTAGAGAATGATCCTAATGTATATAGGGCATTAGATTCAACCCCTCTAATGGTGTCTCCATCAATGAAATTACCTGTGCGATTCATCACCTCAAGAGTATATGTAACACCATTCCAATCTGCTACCTCTGCTATAGTAGCACTATCTAAATCATACATGGTTGCTTGAGAACCACTTGTTGATACATCCTCATATGTATTAACAACATATTGAACATTAGCAACATCATAATAAAAATGACCAGGAACTGTAGTTGCATTAGTTCCATTATATGTGTAAACATAACAAATTCTTTTATCTTCAAACTTCCAATAGAAATATTTCTTCTGTGTAGTAGTAGCAAAGGTGGGATCAAAAGCACCAAGTGCTGTAACTGTAATTACATTATTATTAGAAGACCAAGTTCTACCACCACCCTGTTGTGTGAATCCACCTATAACAACATGTTCATCATTAATAAACTGAACATCTAATGGAGGTGCTTCAATAGTAATAGTTGGAAAGTCAGGATCTGCTGGATCTGGTTCAAACCCTGTACCACCATTAAGAACAGATAGAGATACTACTCCACCATCAGCAATAGATGCTTCAATAATACCACCAGAAGAATTAGTTCCACCATTAATAGTAACAGTAGGTGCTACACTATATCCAGTACCAGCAAGGTCTACAATAGCACCTGTAATAGCACCATTTGAATCAACTGTAACAGTTCCTGTTGCTTGTACTCTAGTGGAAGGTGAAAGGTTTAATGTAGTAATATTACTAAACTCTCTTTCTACATCATCAATTTCATCAATGCCTGTATCAAACTTATCAGCACCCTGCTCGTAAAGCTCAGCAGTGAGTTGATAGAAATACTGTTTACCTAACTGGAAGAAAGGATTCTCTCGTTCAACATACTTGATCTCATAAAGATCCTCTGTCAATGGGAAGTAGATCAGATCTCCTTCATTGGGTCTACCATCTACAGCAAGATTTAATGCAGGGTTAGCAGACTGTTCCCACCTTCTTCTTGATACAACAAAGGTTATCTCATCTGTTATCCTTAAACCAAACTTACTTACAAACTCTGCACCAGCACCAAAACCTTCTACGTTCACGAGGAACATTTCTATCATATAGCTCTGATTAAATTCA